TATACAATTAAAAATTTATCATTAGATGGGTCATAAACAGTCGCGTAACACGTTACATTAGTAGGGCTATCTAAAATCGTTTGGTCAGTAAAAGTTGATGGATTATAATTAATAATAGATTCAGCAGCAGCGCTTACAGTGCCGTTAGCGTTTACAATTACCTTGTCGCCATTAGCAAGCGTACCTGATGCGACAGCCTCAAGAGTGGGGCTGGTAGATAACGGAGTCCACGAAGGATTTGTTCCATCAGTAGTAAGAAACTCACCTGCATTTCCTGTTTGACTTGGCAGAGAATCAACACCTGTTAATGCCGATCCGTCACCGCTAAAAGATGTAGCCGTGACTGTTCCTGTGAATGTAGGACTGCCATCAAGAGCAGCCTTGTCATCAAGTTGACTTTGAGCGTCAGACGTAAGGCCGTCAATAAAATTAATCGTGGCCGCGCTATCGGCTATGTCTCGTGACTTGCTCATGCTTATACCTCAGGCCATTCAACCGTGTTTGGGAATCCTGCTTGTGCTGTTATGTCCCGCAGAGCTTGACGGTAAGTAGCCATATCAGCAGCCATAGTTACGTCAGACATTCCTGTC